TATATAGATTTTCTCATCTTTTTGTGTTTTTTTTTTCAAGCAGAAGACGGCATACGAGATACATCGGTGACTGGAGTTCAGACGTGTGCTCTTCCGATCTAATCTCGCAGATATAGTCATGAAATGACAAATTCTTGTTATACCGCGAAACATGATCCGGCTTGCCTTCAATCTCTTCGACTCGTTCAATGGCTACTTTCGCAGCTGTCCATTCGTCCTCATGCGAGATTTTCATTTTCACTTGCAAGCCTCACAGAACCACACAAGCGCAAGTCCGCTGCTCTTGACCGAATATCCGCCGGCGAGTGGCTTCCATTGCTCGCACTTGTCGCACCAATCGATTTCGAGCGGTTTCTGCTCTCGCAGCTCTGTCCCGTCCTCAAGAATTGTGATTGCTTCCCCGTTTGGCTTTTGAATGAATAGTGCGCCCATTAGATGCGTTGCTTCCACTTGCCATCGCTACCGAGTACGAGCCAAATCGGCGAGCATTGTCCGGACTTTGTCTTTTCGGTGCACATATAGCCAGCCCACGGCTTGCCATTCTTTTCGCCTTCTTTGAAGATCATGTGACCATGTGCGCAGATTGGTGACTCCGATTGAATCTCCCCGCCTAATTGCTCTTTGATCTCTTCCACAGCTGTGCGAGCTGTTGTAAATCCATCTTCCCAAATTGGCTTTGACCACGGATCTTCTTCGACAAATGCTTTTGGCATATGCTCGACCTGCTCCATGTTTTCACGCGATGGCTTTTCGTCCGTACCGAGTACCACGGACGCACAGCGACCGATTGCCGATGAGACTGTGTCTTCGATATACCAACGCTTCATCTGCGCGTTGTAAGCCCCAACCATGCCGTGCGCGTAGTCAATTGCAGCCGGCTTCTCATCCTCGTACCTGCGGTATATCCGGCACTCGATGAGCACATAACCTTTTTCCGGACTCCAATCGATGATTGATGTCTCAATTCGATTTGTTGGATAAGTGGCGTGGAGTCGCTTTACCTTTTGATTGACTGTCTCGTAATTGTCTAGGAATCCCATTAGCGTGACTCCGCATTCTTACGAGCTGCGATTTTGCCGCGAATAAATCCTTCGCGCTTGCCTTCTTTGAGTCCGGCTGTGTATCCGGCTATAAAGCCGATTAGGACACCAATCAGCATCCACATGGCTACTTCCTGAAATGCGTACATCTTTGCTCCCGATCTAGGGAACTACTTAGCTTCGCTCCCTGCCATAAGAGTGAAGCAATCAACCGACATCGTCAAGATTCCCGCGTGTTTTTGGGCGTGTCGATTAGGAATTGTCGCTTAGAAGCTCGAAAAGTTTATCCACACGGGCTTCGATGCGTGTGACTTGATCCTTCAAGCTTTTGCCCGAATTGGGTTGTAGCTCATGAATCACATTTTTGATGAGTATGCGGATCACCGAATAAGCTGCCGTTGATAGCGCAATCACGCCACCCGTCACGGCAGCCCATTCGTTCGGTGTCACTTCCCCACAACTCCGAAACCTGCGTCATTAGGGTTGAGATAGCGAAGAATCACCGGCAATGTTGCGGCAAGCCCAGCCGACGCAATTGCCTTGAGATCCGTATTGCCCGCCATATAGACGGCAATTCCAGCTGCTAGAAATGATCGAGCCCATGAAGCCAAAATGGCTTTGAAATCCTTCACTTCTTCTTCTCCTTTTTCTTAAGAATTGTTGTCTTTGCTTTTTGCGCTTCAACAACGGGAAATTCTCCCTTGTACGGGACATATTTTGGACGACCGAAACCCACAATTTCTTTGCCAATTGTTCGAGTCTTAACCATGACCATTCCGCCATTGCGTTGGTCGCCGCTTCCGGATGTATTGCCTTCGATGGTTGTGATCGTCTTGCCATCGATTGCCGCGACGATTCCCACATGGGAAATCCGATCGACTCCGTCATGTGGAAAGTCCATGAATGCGAGATCGCCGATTGCCGGTGTCTCATGCCATCGGGAAATCTCCTTGAACTTGTGAGCTCCCACAGCTGTGGAGACAACCGAATGAACTTTGACTTCGGCTTGTGCAAGTACCCAATTGCAAAATGAGCCGCACCACGGCAACCCATTAGCTTTCGTGAATTCACCGTACTTCGTCAAATTGTTGCCTTGTTCGACTGTTCCGATTTCGCCTCTAGCGATTTCAATAACAAACGCAGCTGTGCCCTTAGCGTATAAGTTTGTGTGCGTCATTTGAGCATTCCCATCTTTTAAGTTCATTGAGATTCAATTCATCATGTCCACAATCGGGCATTGGAGCAATAAACGCATCATCTATTGGATCGTATGAATATCCGATTCCAGCATAATTGAATCGAATGTTTGCATTGTAAGAAGTACGAACACACTTTTGACCCTTGAAATTTTCATACCATTGTTCTGGCAATAAACCTTCAACAAGTTCTGTTTCGTCAATTCCGACAATTACTTCGGTGACGATATTTGCTTCGTTTAAAAATGCGTAATGTGCCATTATGCCCAGCTCACATTTCCGGATCCAGCCGTGATTGTTGCGATTGTGTTTGAACCTGAAGTAGCCGTCGAACCAGTTAAACCAGCACCAATTGTTATGGTTCCCGCAGCTGTTGGATACCGTAAAATTACAACACCCGAACCGCCGTTAGCACCATTTATTAAACCGAAGCTATCTCCCACAGCTCCACCGCCGCCGCCGCCAAGATTTGTTGTTCCGGATACCGGAGTTGGATTTCCACCAGCTCCACCGCCACCGGTTCCGCCAGAACCATATTGTGCGCCTTCGCCTGTCGCTCCACCGCCGCCACCGCCGGCATAAGTTACAGATGAACCCGTAATTGATACTGCAACACCATTTCCACCGTTGCCCGAATTTGATGTCGAACTTGGGCTTGCGCCTACTGCACCAGCTCCACCGCCGCCGCCGTTTGGATATTTATTTGGATTATTTCCAGCACCGCCGGCAAAACCTTGATTTGAAGTTCCCGCGCCACCGGTTCCAGCGTATGAACCACCACCACCAGCACCACCAGTTTTTCCATTGTTGTTGCCAGTAGCCGTTGATCCACCGCCGCCACCGCCGTTTGAAGTAATTGTTGAAAATACAGAATTGCTTCCAGTTGTTCCAGAAAGTCCACCAGCACCGCCACCGCCGGCGACACCACCAGCACCACCAGCACCAACGGTGACTGTGTAATTTGTATTTCTAGAAAGAGTTAGTGTTGTTTCTAAAGTTCCACCGCCACCGGTTGCCGTAACTGTTGAGCGAAGTCCGCCCGCGCCAGCTCCGCCGCCATAATATGATCCGCCGCCGCCACCGCCGGCGACAACAAGATAGTCAACCGTCAATGGTATTCGCGGATAATTTTGGCTTGCAAAAATTCCTAGAATTGGAGACATTAGGAAAGATCGCCAATCACGGTGAATGTGTTACTTCCGGTGCAAATAATTGTGCAAGCTGAATAACGGGCTCTCAAAATTGGAGCCGCGGCTGTTGCTCCGGTTGATGTAATGGTTACACCGGAACCTGCAACGATTGTTGTCAATCCAACTCCGATTGACTGTAAATTGATTTGATTACCAGTCGAAAATACGGATGGTGGCACGGTCACAGTCACAGCCGAAGCATTGGATGTTGTGACAAGTTTTGCGCTATCTGAAGCTACGAGTGTGTATGTTGTGCCAGTTTGTGCGTTAAATGAAAGTGTTGTGTCGTCCTGCTCAATCCACGTAAATGCTAGATCTGTGCCGGAACTCTTTGAAAGCACTTGTCCAGTTGTTCCGCCCTTAAGTCCGACGAATGATGTGTCAATGTCTTGTCCCAGAGTCGCGATTGCTGTCGCGCCGTCTTTGACCAGATCCGTGGATTGAGGAATATCCCATCCATAGTTCGTTGTCGTTGTTGCCATTTCTTCTCCTTATGCGACCACGGTTGCGTTCAACCACTCAAGTGTAGGCTCAATAGTGTTCCAATACTCGGTGACAGGCACATCGTTCCAACGGAATGCCTGAAGCGAGTACGCCACCGGAGTGACATATAAGGACACAGTCAGCGAGTTGATACCGGCTTGAAATTGCCAACCTTCGACGAATCCTTGAAAGCTTGAGCCCATGTTCAAAGGTAGGTCGGAGATATTGACCGGCATTCCCATGAATACATTGAGCAAGCTGTCACGATCCGAATTGTCGAGTTCCGGCGAACCCAATGGAAATGAAATCTGATTGAAGTTGGCTTGTGGGAATGCACGAAGCGTCAAATAAAATTCGGCTTGTGAAATAGCATCGGCTTCATTGTGCAAGCTTGTCTGAATGTTTTGAGCCAAAGTGCCATAGATGGCAATCGACTCGGGATCTGAATCCGTCACTTGTCCGCCGTTGCGATAGCCGATTGTGACCGAATTTCGAACATCGCCAGCGCGGACGGCTGTCTGAAGTCCGCTGGCAAAAGCGTCATTGGCTGAAAGATTGACATATCCGTTAGCCGCTAGGTATTGCGTCCGATGAGTGCTGTCCGCGTAGCTGATTTGACCTTGAGAGTTTTCGTACAGATAGCCGAGTCCGGATGTGGCAAGTGATGAGACGAGCGAATAAATATCCGTGACCGAAGCGGCTCGAGCTGCGAGCTCATAATTGCCGGCATCGATTTCGCCCAATCCGGTGTTGAAAGCTTGATTCCATGTGAGTGCAGGATCAACAGCCGCCCATGTTAAAGCGGCAGGGACTTGATTCCATCGGGCAAAAAGTGTCTGCGAAAGAATTGTCTCAATCTGTACGCCGTCCAAAGCCTTGACCAAGACTCCTTCTGTGAGCACCTTTGGAAGCCTTGAGAGAGCCCCTAAAGCCACAATGGAGATTGTTTGAGTCACTCCAATCGACCCGCCTGATTGAACGCCCACAATCAAATCTGTGACGCTTCCGCCAAAGATAGCCACCGGAGTCCCTGTCGAGTTGTTGATATAGACAGTCACGGCGGAATTGATACCAACGACGATATTTGAATCGTCTAGGTTAATGAGCGTTAGATTGCAATATCCGGCAATGGCTTGCTCATAGATGTCTGTACGACCGGAGCCAAGATTGAGATTGGCAAGAGTCACATTTTTATATTCGACTCCATCGATGTCGATGCTCCAAGTTGGAGTCCATAGGCTCATACGAAAGCGAACCTATTCGCGCCTAGAGTGCCACGGGCATTTGACCGATTGAGCACATCCACAATTGTTCGAGCTGTGCCTTCTGCGTCGATTGCACCGTTCACCGTAATGTTGATAGTCGAGCCACCCATTGCGTTATTCGGGACAATGGTGCCGTTTGAGCTAGGGACAAAAAGCTCTGCTCCGCGCTCGCCTACGACA